TTACGGTGTCGACTTACGCTTACCTGACTTGTCTAGTTGTACGGAGATACGCGAGTTCTGCGGAGCTCTCGTAGAAGGTAGAAAACATCCTTGGCGGCCTCTTCTCCACGGGCTGTCAGCGAAATCTCGTTTCGGGATTTCGCATTCGCTTTTTCTCTTTCGGAAAGTTGTTCCAAAGGAGAAACCTCCCCTCCTTCCTTACGTCGAGCGGCTATCCTCAGCTCAGGAGGAACCGGATCCCCACTTCCTGTCTTTCGCGGTCTCTTTGACTCGGAAGCTTTTCAAGTATGGATGGGACCGGGGTCGCTACGAACGTTATGGTCGGAGAAGCTTCTTCCCGACGACTTCTTGTGCGGAGTGGTCGAGAATGAAGGGCGGGTCGAGGGGGCTGGATGGTATGACGGATGCGGAGCGCTCTGAGTTTTGCTCCTACGTCTTGTCTGCCAATAAGGCTAAGGCCCGGGGGGTTTCTGTCGTGCAAGCTGTGGAGTCCGGTGGGAAGTGGCGGATCATAAGTCTACCTCCTCGTGTGGACAATGCTCTCCGTGCTCTCCATCACAGCATGTACGATCACCTTTCCCGTTTTGACTGGCTCCTGAGGGGCGACGCGAAGCCTAGTTCTTTTAAAGGTTTCACGCCCGTTGAGGGTGAGTTGTTCGTAAGTGGTGACTACGAAAGTGCCACAGACAATCTCAACTCATCGCTCCAGATGGCCATCATGCGCGCCTTGCTTGACAATTCTTCTTCTGTGCCTGAAGGCATAAAGGAGCACGCGCTATCGACTTATGAGTCGGACCTGAGTCTTTCTAGGAGGGCTCAGAGCTCTGGGTCGATTGGTGACCAGCCGTTTAGACAGCGGCGGGGCCAGTTAATGGGACAGCTGACCTCTTTCCCTATGTTGTGCCTGGTAAACTACATCACTTTTCGGTACTTTGTCCGTAGACGAGTGCCAGTTAAGATCAATGGGGACGATATTGTCTTTAGGGCAACCCCAGTTGAATATGACCGTTGGCGGTCTGGTGTAGCTAAGGGCGGGTTGACGCTGAGTGAGGGGAAAACCATGAAGGACTCTAGATTCTTCACCCTGAACTCTACACCCTTTAAGGCATCAAGTTCTGGCGGTCGGTTGGTCGGCTTTGTTCGGCCCTCCGCCTGCTGGAAAAAGGGGGCGTTGCCCGAGCAGATCCGTTCGTTGAATAGTCGGTTCTATTCAGTGGCGGCAGGTCTGGGACGGCAGAGATCGCGCGTTGTTCGTGCGTGGTTTCTGGAACAGAACCTGAAGGCGATTCTCGCGAGTCGCCGTTCGCTCACACGAGGTCTGGGGTTGGCGGTGGACGAGGGGATGCTCAGGGACGGAAAACTCTGGCATCGGGAACTCTTTTACCTTGAGCAGGTAGAGGAGCCGATTCTGCCCGCTGAGTCGGGTAGTGTCCCCCCGGGGTGGCGCGCTGAGCCGGTCTGGAAGTTCAGCGTGGACGAGCGTCGCGCCTGGGAAGCTCTTTATCGCGGCGCCGTCGATGATCACCGTTGGCACGGGGTCATACCACTCTCAACTACCGATACGGAGATGGAACTGATCCGGCAAGGTTGCGTCCCTTATGGACTTCCTCCGGGTAGAAAATATAGGCGCATGCTGCGGCTTAGCCGGGCTGCGGCCTGGGATTGGTTCTGTCGAAGGAGGAATCCATCCGTCTTTGGACGGGTGCGTTTCTCGAGAAAAGCGGATAGGGTGGTGGTGTTGAGGGACCGGTGTTACAGCGGTATATCTGTGACATGTCCTCGGTTCATACGGAGTGATGGTACGAGCTGGTTGATTGAGGAACGGGGGGCGCAGCCGAAAGCTGTTAGCCCTAACCGGTTTGGGTGGGATTCCCTATCCTCTCTCCTCCAGGGAGTGCTTGAACAAAGTGGGGCCCTGGGCAGGCGCGCCGCCCGGTTAGTAGGCCGAATCCTCGTTTAAACCTCGCGTTTGCATTGAATTGCATCGGGGAACGTATGCTTGGGATCCGTACGGCCTTATGGTTCAGATGGCCTCGACTGGAGTAATCCGGTGAGGGATCTGGGGTGTCCTAGTCTAAACGCTGCCTAAAATGCAGGGAGTTGCCGATCTGCTAGGTCGGTCCGTAGGAACATAGTAGACTGCTTTGTTCCGGGCGTATTCGGATGCAACCCAGACGGTCTGAGGTCGTGGGGCAGGTGGGGGCTTGGGTCGCGAGGTCCTTGTCGACGCCTGTCTGCGGGGGTGCGAAGCCCGCGCG